GATCGTCGAAATCTATAGGGGCATACCCTATCATTTATACTCTCTGTTCACAAATTAATTTCAACCTTCTTCTTACGTCCACGCTTAGCTTTCGCCGCTGGCATTTTAACCTCCTTCACTTCATCATCACCTTCATCTACAGCCCCCGCACCACCTTCTGAGACGATGTCAGATATATCGTCACCGTCATCGGGAACCTCGGGGGTATACTCCACCGGTGTCGTATTCATGGGGGGTGTCGGGGGCATCATGATACCTCCCATCAGACTGGAAATGTCGAGACCAGGTCCCTTCATTTCATATCGATCACCCGAAGGTGCCGGTGAAGGTGTCGATTGCTGCTGGGACTGGCCAGCCATCGTATTCTGAACCGCACTCATCATGTTATTCATGAGGTCTGGGTTCTGTTTCATGACATCGTTCACATTCGGCATCACCGATTTAAACATACTATTCGTGAGGTGGAACATCATCGCACTTCCACCAAGCATCATGATCAATTTCACTTCGGGGGCGACGTTCATCTTAGTACGATACTTTACGAATAACTCTTCAAACACTTCATCGTAATCATCTTGGGTTTCCATCACGTTTTCAGACCAGCCATCGAGTTGAATCTCAAATGGATTATACCGCTTGTTAAGAAACTCGAGACCTGTCACACATGCGACGAGCATGCGCCTAGAAAATTTAATCGATTTATCGACATCGATACTATACGTGATTCGTTTCACTTCCGTTCGCAACTCGTCAACGGGGGAATATGCGTTCAGTCGCTTATTTACGTTAAATCCCCTCTTCTCGAGACGACCAAGCTTGTTTACGAGGTCGGACTTTTCCTCATCAATTGTTTTATACCCGGGCGACGGAACGTCTTCCTGTGGTTCCATAGAATCGTACCCCATACTAGGTCCGTTGTCATACGGTGTATCATCCACGTATTCTCCGTGATCAACCGCCTCATCCACTTGTGGTGGAGGAGGCACACTCTGTTTCACGGGGTTCGCGAACGCGTCAACATCTTCTTGAAGACCCATTACAGGTTGTGGATCGCGTCCCTGCATTCTCTGTATAGTCGGAGGAGCATGTGAGCGTGGTCGGGTGAAATCTAACTGTATTTCATCCATCATGGCTTGTTCGTTATCGTCTAATTTCATGACAGATGCGTTCCCCCTGTCGAGAATAATTTCACCGTCCATTACTCTTTATATTGAAACTAATCTTTTCTCTTTAACGCACTTTATAAAAAAAATCTCAGTACATAACAAATGAAACTTAATAACGCGAATCGCTCGACACTAAGGGCTATCGCGATTACGCTACTGCTACTGGTAGTCGTATCCATGTTATTCAAAGATAGACGCAGTATGTACGAACCCAGGACGATATCGATCGAACCCGTATCCGAGATGTCGTTAACCGGCTTGAAGAGTAGCCCCGAGTGTACTAACGACAGTGTATATTCGACGAGCCTCGGTGGTGTCTGTGGCGATCAGCAGCTCGTTCGTGACCACGCGAACTACAAAATCGTAGATTAGAAATATAGTCAACACTTCCCATTTCCAGTTAAATTTATACCGAATTTTTAAGTGGATAATTTCTGTGTGTATTATAAATGGCTCTCGTTACAGCGCCTCAGCCGACCATTCCCGACTTTGAACACGAATATCACACGGTCATCGTCGATACGACAGATCAGCCGGGTGCTCAGATGACAAAAGGAATTACCGTTTTTTTACCTACACCACTTGAAAATATTGTACAGGTTGAATTGACGGCTGCCCGTTTCATCGGTATTACCACGACAACGAATATTATACACGTTTCAATTGACGAATTGAAAAATACATTTTTCCAACGCGCGAAGAAAGACTTGGATGGGGCTGATAATCACATAAACGGATCTTTCGGTTCGATAGTTACGGCGGGTGCAACAAGTTTGACATTCAAAAATGAATATCCACTTATTCAGCAATACATCACACCTATTCGTAAACTCGACCGTTTGAATCTAAAATTATACAAACAGGACGGTGACGAGGTTGTAGATGCAGCAAAGGCCTTTATGATATTTAAGTTCATATGCAAGAAGAAGAACTTGATGTGATCGTTTCAGGGCGTTATGTGTATGTAATTTAAAAATAGCATTAATATAATAAAGATGTCATCCGGACTCGTACAGCTTGTAGCCGTAGGTGCCCAAGATGAACATATTATAGGTGAACCTGAAATATCTTTTTTCACGTCCACCTTCAAAAGACACTCCAACTTTTCACAGTCTATAGAAAAGCAGACGATACAAGGGGCTGTGAAAGGTAATTCTATGTCATCTATTCGATTTGAACGAAACGGTGATTTACTCGGATACACGTATTTTACTATCGATAATAATACAAACGCCGTCGATATTCAGGATTGGGGTAGAATAATAGATAGGGTCGAACTTCTCATCGGTGGGCAGGTTATAGATGCGCAAGACCATGATTTTACAGAAAAAATCGCCATCGATACCTACGCACAAAATGTTTCTAAAAGTTCTAACGGTACACACCCAGGTGCGAGTGCTCGGTCGTATTTCTATCCACTCCGGTTCTTCTTCTGTGAAGGACCACAGTCGGCACTCCCACTCGTAGCCCTACAGTATCATACTGTCGACTTGCGTATCTATTGGGGACCCGACGCGGGTGACTATAACGTTGACGCGTATGCGAACTATTATTACCTAGATAACGAAGAACGTGGAATCATGAATTCTCGGCAGCACGATATTCTCATCACACAAGTTCAGAAAAGTGTTCCCTCTGGCGAACTCACACAAGAACTCACGTTTAATCACCCCGTGAAATATATCGCGTGTTCCAATACAAATTCAGAAAGTACGTTTACGTCTATTGATAACAAGATCAAATTAAGTATTAATAGTACTGATATCGGTGCATTCAAATGGGCGAAACCACATTATGTCGATATCATGAGTTATTATCATACGAACTTCGTAACGTCCCCTGATTTTTTCATTCACTGTTTTTGTCTGAATACGAGCTCGCTTCAACCTTCGGGTTCACTCAACTTCAGTCGTTTAGATTCCGTGAAAATTCATAGTGAAAATAAACTCATCATCGACCCTATATACGCAGTAAACTATAACATTCTCAGGGTGAATAACGGTATGGCAGGGCTCATGTACGCGAATTAAAATGCGATACTATATTAATGCCGAAGAACTTGAGTACTGTCGGTGGTGCCACGAAACTTCGGTTCGGTAAGAACTGTCGAGAAGATCAGGCGGAAAACTCGATCGTATTCAATGCGAGTGAAGAGAAAATCGATGCGACTGGTGCGAGTGGAGTGTACGTCACTCCACTTGAATTAGCGTCCGAATTTGCTGGTGTCGGCACGGATGATACGACCAATACATTCGTCGCGTACAATCAAAGTACGCATCAACTTTTTAGGACACAAGTCCCTTTATCTATTTCAGCACTTTCTGGCGCCGGGGGAAATAGTGGAGATTTAACTGTTACCGGAAACTTATACGTTTCCGGAAACGTGACATCGGTCGGTACGGTCGCAAACCTTCATGTGACTAATACGACAATCAAAGACGGACTCGTTGAAATAGGTACGAACAATACCGATTTAGCCACGTTTGATTTGGGACACATCTTCAACCGCGGACCGAACGGTTCGAACGTCGCCGTAGCCTATGATGCGAGCGTTGCGGAACTCGCGATCGGTTACACGGATGATAGTGCAATGGAAGTGACACAGGTCACAGTCAATGATGCTGAAACGATGAATGTCCACGTGTACGGTAAACTGTACACAAACTCGAACATCGGGGCTGCGAATACAGCACCCGTACACACGCTTTCGGTAGGTACGAAGTGCTTCATCGAAGGTGACGGAAACCATTCAAATGTTATCGAAGCGCGCGGCAATACGTACACGACCGGGAATGTATATGTCGAAGGCGGTCTCATCACGAATACGGGTGGTGTCACTAAAAAGACATACAGTCACCAGGGTACGTACGCTACCAATGCCTCGGTCGCAGATGCCACACTCACGTTGACGTTTTCGCAACACGCCTTTTACGCTAAAATTGTCGCACAACTCCTCGATAATGTCGATACAGAGGTGAGTACGAT